GGTATGAACAAACTATATAATCCTGAGCTAGTCTGTCCATTGCGGTTTCTTTTCGTAACGTCGGAATCATAATATAATTTTTTAAAATTATCTCCTCCTTTATCTAAAGCATTTGATGTTGATCCCATCATACACTTTCCAATAATTCTACTACCTAATCGTAAACAAGTTTTAGTTACCCTCCAGTTATTTAGAATATTATCTGGCTTCAGCCATTTACCACTTTCATCATGTACGAGTAATTTTAATTTCTCCCCATCATAGCTATTGTCTCCGGTATTTTTCCAGTCAATTGTAGTATCTAACCCTTCTAGTTCTTGAGCCGTTTCATTGCTATCTAATTTTCTTCTTGTAAACTTAGAAGCTGGAATACGGTAAGCCAACTCTGTTTTTGGACGGTCCATACCGTCTTGTATTGGTTTAAAAAAGAAAGGGTAATTGATAGAGATTGGGACAACCTTATCGGTGAACATCGTTTTAGCATCTGCTCCTGATTTGGATAATATACCGAATCTTGAGTCACTTGATATAGTTGCTTGATTTACTAGTTCTGCAGAAGACATAAAAGAAAATCCAGAACGTCTATTTTTTAAATAACACATTCCGTAACATCTTGGATCTGCTTTACAAGCTTCCCAAAATATAAAAAATAATCTATTTGATTCCCTGAAATTTGGAGCACCAACATCTATCTTGCTCCATTGCAAGTACATATAATGCGTACCAGTTATATAAGTAGGAATTCCATTATTACTAAAGTATATACCCTCATCTCTATATTTAAATTCAGCGTCTACATAATCGTACCACTGTTCTTTAAAATGATCAGGATATTTATTCCAATCAAATACATTTTTTATTTTATCTAGCTCCTTAGGATATTCTATTTTTTCCCAGTATTGCTCTTCTTTTTTATTAGACCTTGAATAAACTTTCTCAACTAATGGTAAAGCTATTTTTAGATTTTGGATTTCATATATCTCACCAATCTTTCCAGTCTTACTAATAACAACCATATCATGGTCTTTATTATATCCATAAGCCCATTTATTATTACGGTTATTTTGTTTTATTACACTTGACTTAACGTAGTCAGGTACTACTCTAAATAAATTTTGTTCGTACATTATTTAGATCTCCCTTCTGCAAAACCTTTAAATACTTTTTGAGTACTTTCTTTTGCCGCGTCTTCGTCAGTTATTATTCTTTCCTCTAATTCAATTCTAGTAAGTATTTCAAACGCATCGAATATAGCTAGCTTTTTAGTTGCCGCTGCATTCTTTAATTTGTCTGCAGATAAATCGTCTTCACCATTATCTAAAATAGCTTCTTCTGCTACCTTAATTAATTCCAATACTGCTTTATGCCCAGCTTGGATTATATTCAGCTTCGTTTCCTTTATATTCATACTTAATTACAATATCATTAGATTTCATACAATATAATCGCTCCCCTTCTATTATAAAGTCATATTCTCCAAAAGGAGTATAGCCCACTAAGTCTCCAGGATTGATTTTAAGCTTGTTTAAAGAGCTATTTCCATATTTTAATATACCAATAAGCTTTTGTTCCTTATCTAGCTTTAAATTGTCAATATTCTTTAATGGCTTTATAAAACATCTATCTCCAAATGATTTCCATTCAGAGTCTGTTTTATATAAATATATCTGATCAAGATCACAAAAATATAGATCGTCTTTAAAATAAGCTCTACTATTTTTTATTTTGCCTCTTATATCATAAAACTTTCTAAATACATTATGATGTATTACAACAATGTCTCCAACTTTTATATCCGTGTTATATGCTAGCGGCACTGAAACCACCTCAGCAAAATTATTCACAGATTTAAAACTTTCTATTTTGGTATTTAATATGAGTTCTTTATCTCCTATTTTGACTTTGTTGTTGTATCGATCCCCGTTTACGGGTTTAACGATAAAACTAAAAACACTTCTCATTAGTATTCTAAATCATATTCAATAGCAATAGCCATATTGGAATTAAACTTTTTCCAAGGCATTACTTCATCGGCTTTCTTGATATATATCTTATAAGATAAATCGGATGATTCAAGTATACAGGAGATCTCGTGCCCCCCGTATACTTGTTGTCCGACTGAATAGTGCATAGCCTCATTCTTGTAGTCTACGCCTATACTTATTTTTCTAATAACCGAATCCATTATTTTACCGCTTCTGCATTCTCCTCTATTACAGTATAAGTTCCATCTTCTAAGTTAATATTGATAGGACCATATTCTTCCTGTAATAGGTTTTTGTAATCTTCAACCGCTTTATTAACTTCAGCTAACTGATGTAGGTATCCATGTTTTTGTGATTCCAATACTCCAATGTTTGTTAGCAATGCGTTAATGTCTTTTTGTTGGTTTACAATCGTTTCTAATTGTACTGATGTAATTTGTTTTACTACGTCCATTTTATTTAATTTAATTGTTTATTATGATAATGTTAAAAGGTATTTTGTTTTAGCGGCTTGCCCAGATAATTCTTGTGCCATATTTGCTACATCCCAGAATTTACTGGTTTCTGCGTAATTCATTAATTCTTCAGCAAACTTACAAATTCTATCTACAACTTCCATTGAATCAGCTTTATTGCCAATCAATTCAATTTTCATTGCCTGAATTCTTTTGCCGGTATAACCCATTAGTTTTTCAACTACGTTATCTTTAAAGTCTTGTAGGTACTCATATAATTCTCCAGTTGCTTTATGCTCCGCATAACTCCTTGTTTCCCAATGAATCATGTGAATCTGCTCTTGAAAGAACGTTAGTTTACCCGCGATTTCTTCTGTTGTCATTTTATATTACATTATTATTTATTACACCGGACAAGTAAGCAGTGGGTTTTTTACCGCTCCTGTTGTATTTGAAACTTCATATCCGCCAATAGTGTTTATTAATTCTGGTAAATTCCAATATCCAGAAAATGTAAAAGGATCATGCAATTCCGGATCTTTAAATATATAAGCGCCCGGCAAAAACTGAGGCGATCCAGACCAAACCACATATGATTGTCCCAAACAATTTTGTATTGTAAAACTACTTGGCCCAAGAGGCGTTGTACTCCAGCCAATACCCATTCCTACTCCCCAGCCCATTATCTTAATCCTACTATATCAGACGCAGTTGTTGCCGGAGAGGAGTCAAATGCATTCCAAACATAGGATACCATAACAGGCATAAAGGTTCCTGATGGTACATTTTTAAACAAAGTTGTTTCATTGGTCTGCGAGTTCTCATTCCCGCCAACCACTGTAACCAAGATGTCTCCACCTGTTCCGACATATAGAGCACAAGCCGGATTTAAAGGATTACCTGTTGTTATGTCAGTGGCATCTCCTACCGCGGTAATTCTTTTGGCTTGTGTTCCAAAATCTGGTTGATTTCCAAATTGTCCCATAATTTATTTTTTAGTTTACAACAGCCGTAGCCTTGCGTTTATTTAAATAACCAGCCATTTTATCTCGTCTAAAGTTTTGGTCAGCTATTTGCTTTTCTGTTTCTTTGATAAAGTTTTTCGCTTCTCTTGTGTCTTTCTTAACACTAGCTACCGTTTTACCGCCTTGTACTCTGTGAATATAATCTCCAGAAGTAACATTTTCAATATTTGTATCTTTACCTTTAAACCCAGCTTCTGGGCTATATGTAGTTTGAAACTGCTTTCCTTTTTCTTCTGGATTAGCATTTAATTCTTTATGAATTTTCTCAGAAGCTTTTGTTACCACTTCTGGTTTCTCACCTTGTTTTGGATCTATTTGTTTAAAAGCGCTTGGTAAACCATTTCCTGTTTTAGGACCATTACCTCTACCTGGTTTTTGAATATAAGCCATATTATTTTTTATTGTTTAATTGTTTTTTCGAAATAGTATTCGTATGTTCCTAAAATATTTGTAGTAGAACATTTTAACATTTTTGTATATTCATCAATGGAATATACCGAAACCGAGTTCCATTGATTTGATCTACATAATGATTCAACGGTTACTTCGTTATTTGATACACTAATGGATAAAGTCTGTAGTTGCTCTCCATCTCTGGTATCATATTTACTAGTTTGTAAATTACCTTCTTTATCTACCCAAAAGGATACATTGACATAAGTATTTGCTGTAGGTTTCCAAAATCCTTCAAAGTCTGAAATCTTTGTTTGTCCAAATGAAAACGAAACAGTTAGCAGTAAAATTAAGATAAATTTTTTCATAGTAATAATATTAGATTTGTATAATATTATTATTACGCAAGTTTATTGCTTTTTATAAGCTTCTATCTCCCAAGGT